TCGTTCAAAACGTAAAAAACCAACAGCCAAAAAACTGGCTGAATATCAGGCATGGTTGGATAAAATCAATTCTATGCCACCGCCATCAGGTAGTAAAAAAGTACTCAAAACAAATTTGAGTGCAAATGTGATACCTAAGTTAAAACCACCAGCAGGTCGGGAAACTCCACGTTATCCTAGTCTAATCACTGCTGGTGGCATGGCAACAAAACCCAACACCGGCAAGGTATACACCGGCACAGCTATGTTAGGCATCGGTACTTTGCATAAATCTAATGCGGTTCCGATTTTCTCGGCTGAAGATGCAAAAGACCAAGCCAACATGCGGAGGTAATATGGAGATATATCTATCGTCCACATCAATATTTGTTTTGGGTGCGTTCCTAGGCGCTCTGGTCGGCCGTTCAGTGACATTCGGTGTCATGGGAATAGCACTCTTGGTAATACTACTACTTAAGTACTAGTGTTGTTTCTATGCAACATAGGCAAAAAACGCTTGACAATTGTACCGAAACCTGTATAATTGGTTATGTTGAGTTGATAAGGACACATTGTTATGAAATTGCTTTCTACTGGTAACCCCAAAATCCTTAAAGGATTGGCTGCAGGTTACAACACCTATATTTTGCATTTGGCGCCGGCCAATTTGTCAGGTTATGAAACCTGTGCTAAACGTACCGCTGGTTGCACCGCTGCTTGTTTGAATACCGCTGGGCGTGGCGGCATGTTCAAAAGAGGTGAGACCACCAACGTTATTCAAAAAGCCCGTATTCGTAAAACAAAAATGTTTTTTGAAGATCGTATTACCTTTATGAATTTGCTAGTCAAAGATATTGAATTAGCAATTAAGCAAAGCAAACGGATGAACCTTGTTCCTGTTTTTCGTATGAACGGCACATCCGACCTTGCATTTGAAAAGTATGAGGTGATTCGCAACGGACAATCATACACCAACATTTTCTACGCTTTTCCTGAAGTGACATTTTACGATTATACCAAAATTCTTGGCCGTAAAATCAAAATGATTCCTAATTATTCTCTGACATTCTCTGCCGCTGATGGTAATGATGCCGATGTTTATCGTGCTATTTCAGAAGGTTATAATGTTGCTGCTGTGTTTGGTTTGAAGAAAACCGAACCGATGCCAGAAACCTATTTGGGTCGTACCGTGTTCAATGGTGATGATTCTGATTTGCGCTTTTTGGATCCAAAAAATGTTATTGTTGGTTTGTATGCCAAAGGTAAGGCGAAAAAAGATACCTCTGGTTTTGTGAAATATCCTACTTTTATGATGAAGGCTGCTTAATATGACAAGAGAATTTTTCTTCTACCTCGATGCGTGGAAATTCTGCAATCAAAATAATTTACCTGTTGCTAATATTTTCCGTAGAGATTGGAAAACATGGGTAATAAATTATTCGGATGATTATTTAATTGTGGAGAAACAAGATGTTTGATTCATTTTATGTCGTAGGCAATCGTGCTCTTTATCATAGAGTACCAATTCAATTTTTAGAATATTTTCGAAGTGAAATGTCAAACGAAAATAAATTTTTTAAGATTAGATATCGTGGTCCCCGAGCTGGCATGCCCTCGTCACGATATCGTTCACCGGCGTCCAGACAATCTACCTGTTTAAAAGAAGATGCGACACACTTTTCTGCTTATACTTATTAAGGAATATTAAAATGGGAACACGTAGTTTGACTTTTGTTTATGCTGGTAATGAACCTATTGTGAATATGTATCGCCAATTTGATGGTTATCCAGAAGGACACGGCCAAGAGTTGGCCGAGTTTTTATGCTCTGGCAAATTGGTTGAAGGTTATTCAGATACTGATGAAATACAATTTAACGGTATGAGTTGTCTTGCAGCTCAAATGATTACCAACTTTAAAAAAACGGTTGGTGGATTCTACATTCATGCTGTTACCAATAACGATTTTGACCAAGAATATGAATACCATGTTTATGAGAATAAAGTGGTAATTACGGATCCAGGTGCAGAGATTTTTTCTGGTACATGGTCTGAGTTCAAAGATTTTTGTTGTTCAAAGGCAACAATCTAACGGCAAATGAGGCGATGCCGCTTGACAAATTCGCCACAAAGTGTATAATTAAACTATTGAAACTAAGGAATATATTATGTCCAAAACTGTAAAACTCAAACCTTTCGAAAAACTTTTGACATTGATGGTCTCAGGCGAACCTGTTACCAAAGATGAAATTGATGCCAAGATTGGCTCAGAAATTTATATGTACCGATTGTCTACATATATTTGGCACATTAAGACAATTGCCAATGGTGCAGTTCGTGCGATTAAAGATGGCCGACAAGTCGTTGGTTATCAACTAATCAATGTTGACGAAGTTAAGTCCTACTTGAGTTCAATTGGCATTGCCGATTCAACATGGGTTCCAGGTCAAAAGGTTAAAAAGCCGTCATCTGCCAAATTGGTTGCTCAGACTGGTGCCACACCAATGCCAGCAATTGTTGAACCTGCCACTGAAGATGTTCAAATAGATGAAACTGCCGGACAGACTACTTGATTGCATAGAAGATTTGCATAACAACATTGATTCCGCAGCATTTGTATGTGTTGCGGTTTTAATCAATGTTTCTTTCGTTTGTGTGATTGTCTTAGCTTTATATGAATATTTTTTATCTTGACCGCGATGTTATAAAATGTGCAGAAATGCATAACGATAAACATTGCGTAAAGATGATACTTGAATATGCTCAGTTACTTTCTACTGCTCATCGTGTTCTTGATGGTACTCTGTCTATTGGCCTCTCTGAAACTGGTCGCAAACAAAGCAGATATGTTCTTTCTGACGGCCGTGAGTCTTTGCTTTATATTGCTACTCATCTCAATCATCCTTCAGCAGTTTGGGTAAGACAGTCGGCCGAGAATTATCTTTGGCTTGCAAACATGTTGATTGCATTGTGTGAAGAGTATACCTATCGTTATGGTAAAGTGCATAAAACTGAAAGAGATGGGCTTGCTTATGTTCTACTTAAAAACATTCCTCATAATATTCGGAATAGTGGTTTTACACAACCTACTCCTGCAATGCCTGATGAAGTGAAAATTGTTGGTGATTCTTTGGCATCTTATAGAAATTACTATATAAAGAACAAGGCGCATTTAGCGTCTTGGAAAAAACGAAATATTCCGGAGTGGTATGCCAACATATAGCTTTTTAAACACCGAAACAGGTGAAAATTTTGATTCATTTATGAGCTTTGCTGCTCGTGAAGATTATTTGAATGAGAATAAACACATTCAAACCCTCGTAACAGCACCAGCAATTGTTTCTGGTGTTTCAACTTCAATGCAAAATCGGGTACCTGATGGTTTCAAAGAAGTGTTATCTAAGGTTGCAGAAGCACATCCTGCCAGCACTGTTGCTGATAGATATGGCCAGAAGTCGATTAAACAGGTGCAGACCGAACAAATTGTTAAGAAGCACGTTGAAAAAATTGTAAAGAAAACGAAAACTTGATGCCATTTAAATTTATACAATTGCCAGAGTTAGATTTTGACTTGAAGGCCGTTACAACAGAAGACGGCAGAAGATACAGTACACCGACTGGAGAAATGTATCCATCGGTGACTACTATTTTGGCAGATTATAATAAGAAAGCCATTATGGAATGGCGTCAGCGAGTTGGTGCCGAACAAGCAAATAAGATTGCTACACGTGCTTCGAATCGTGGCACTAAATTGCACAGTTTATGTGAGACTTACTTATTGGGTAAATTGTTACCTGAAAAGATGGCATCATTAATGCCATTGGACAAAATGATGTTTAAGCAATTGCGTCCAAAGTTGGACGAATTTGTTGATAATATCTATTGCCTTGAACAAGCGTTATATAGTCACCAGCTAAAGATGGCAGGTCGTGTGGACTTAATTGCTGAGTGGGATAATGAACTGGCAGTTATAGATTTTAAATCTTCTACCCGTGAAAAGAGTGAAGACAAGATTGAAAATTATTTTATGCAATGTACCGCATACGCTTTGATGTTTGAAGAAATTACAGGCAAAACTATAAATAAAATTGTGATAGCTATTGCCACCGAAGATGAAGTGCCGCAAATTTTTATTAAAGATAAATCAAATTATATTAGCGGCCTAAATAAATACATACAAAATTATTGGGATAAAAGATGAAAATTTATATTGGTCCTTATCGTGATTGGATTGGTCCTTATCAGATCGCGGATAAACTATTTTTCTGGTTAACAAAAGACGAACGATTTAAAATTGGTGCTTGGCTGGGCGAGACCGATGGTAAAGATACTTGGTTGACAAAGTTCTGTGAATGGGTACAAAGTCATAAAAAACGCAAAGTGAATATTCGTATTGACAAATACGACACATGGTCAATGGATAGCACACTAGCATATATTATTTTGCCCATGCTCAAACAATTACATGCAACAAAACACGGCGCTCCTTGTGTTGATGATGAAGATGTGCCAGAAGGTCTTTGCTTACGCAGCACTGAAGCACCACCCAAAGAAAATGAATATTGTACTGATGACAATCATTTCAAACGTTGGGATTGGGTTCTTGAAGAAATGATTCAAGCCTTTGAGTGTAAAATTAATGAAAATTGGGAAGAAAAGTATTGGACTGGTACCAGTAAAATTGAATGGCGTGAATCTGATATAGAATATGATGGCGAAAAGACTTCACAAATGGTGGAGTTGGGTGACCGAAAATGTGATTGGGATGCATACAAAGCGCATGAGGCTCGAAACAATAACGGGTTTAGACTGTTTGGGAAATATTACCAAGCTCTATGGGATTGATCCGACTAAATAACTAAATAGTACATCACATTTTATAAGTAAAAAAATGACTATTAAAGTATTTAACCCAGCAACCAACGGACCATCATTAGCATTTGATGAAATCCAATCGGAATTTGGCGGAACCAATCCGATTGGCTTGGATGAGTATTACCGTGGCGCCGGCCGTGTCCCGTCACATGTTACAGATGTACCAACATCGGGGCCAATTTCAGTAAGAAACTTTTACGGTACAAACCGGCGTGTAGTTATTCCACTGAACATAGCAACAAACACCTACAATTACGATATATTCAACAACCGCGGTCCATCATACGTTGCCGGACTTTCTGATATCACTGTAACAGTTCCTAGTGGTGTTTTGGTTGGATCTACAGCAACAAACGGATTCGCCATGCTGGTTCCAAACTCTTTTAATCCGGCTGACACGGTGACAATTGTAAACAACGGTGTAATTCAAGGCCGAGGCGGAGACGGCGGCGAATCACAATTCGCGGCTCAACCGGCCGGCGGCAATGCCGGCGGACCCGGCGGCAGCGCCTTGTGGGTGAATCGACCAACTACTATTCAAAATAACAGCGTTATTGCTGGTGGCGGAGGCGGCGGCGGCAGCGGTGCTGGTTGGACACCACAAAAAGGTTCTAGTGGTTGGGGCGGCGCCGGTGGCGGCGGCGCTGGATTTAATGGTGGTTCTGGTGGCGGCGGTCCATACGCTGCCTCCGCAGGTGACAGCGTTAATGGTGGCGCAGGTAATCCAGGCGACTTTGAGAACCATGCTGGTGGAACTGGTGGCGGCCGCGGTGCAGCAGGAGGAGTTGGCGGACTCACTGGCGGCCACAATCCTCGACCCGGTGGCGTTGGCGGCGCAGCGGGTAACTATGTTACTGGCGGTTTTAATGTTACATGGGTGTCGAATGGCACACGCTTGGGCCCAGCAGGTTAAATTGAAATAAATTGAAATAAATTGGAGTAAATATGAACAGTGTTAAATTTAAAATCAAGAGCTACGAAGAGGATACTAACTCGTTAATAATCTCGTTTGCTTCGGATACAACAGCAAGCCAAGACCCGGAAGCCTATACAGCGTATGCGTTTCAGCCACTGACTATGTGGCCAGATATAACTGACATGACAGAACTAAAAAAAGAATTGGCTAAAGCAGGAATGTGGCACGCCCAGCAGCAAGAGGCCAAAGAAAAGTTTGTTGTTGACTCAGCACGTGTTGCAGCACTTAAATCGCTGGTAGGTCAAACGCACGAATTCACTGTTGCCGAACTTACCACTACCTTCACAACTCCTTTTGATACGGTGTAAATATGATACGCAAACCATTTTCAGCCTTTGGCCGAATCCTTTACGCCAACTACTACGAAGCTGGATACACGGGAGAGGCGGCCACCTTTTCCGCCAGCGATAACATTTTGTTTTTTAGTGAAGGTAGTTTTACTGTTCTAGACAAAATAACAGGCGAAGTTGTGCATGAACTCGTTCCCGGAGCAATCAACATGGGTGAGTACGAAGACCGGATGTTTAACTGTGTTTGCAATGTGGCCAGCGTGTTTTGGTGCTACGACCCAAAGGTCAACCAAAATTATATTCCTGTCATTGATTCGCTTATTGTAAAGCGGGGGGAGTCAGTCGCGCTTCCGACAGGAACAAATTTGTTCCTTTGCTCAGGTACATTGCAAATCAACGATGCAACTTGTGTGGCTCCGCGTCAAATTCATGTGCGCTCTGTAGGCACTACGGCTACAGCAACCGAAGATGTGTACGGGTTAGTATTTAAGTAAAACTTGCTGCCAAACAAAGCACGGCGAATGTTGTCGTTCTGATTTAATAAATTAAAATATGATGAGGTGTTTGAATGATCCGCAATCAAATGATTATGGAGGTTGAGGTTGACAATGGTAGGAAGCTGCGTATATACGACAACATTTTTGACATGGAGTACAGGAACAACCTGTATGCGTTTGCACTTGCGTCAAAGTTTCAAATTGGCTGGGCAGATGGCTCCATTATTGAGAACAAGAAGCATCAGTTCCTGCACTCAGTTTTTTCTGCTGATGACTTAGCAAAAATTCAGATTGTGGAACGATTGAGCAAGACACCCGCTGCACAAGAGATGGTCGGGTATAAGCTTGCTAAGTGCGTATTAAATCTATCTACTCCAGCAGATGTAAATTTTGTTCACGCGCATCCGGAAGATAAAGTCCTACTTTACTACGTCAACTTGGAATGGCATGATGGTTGGCATGGAGAAACTTTATTTTTTGATGAGGCAGGTAAGGACATTATGTTCGCTAGCGCGTACACACCAGGCAGACTAATTGTGTTTGATGCCAAGATTCCACACACTATTCGACCACAGTCTCATCTATCCGCTTTCTACCGCTTTACGCTTGCATTGGTATACACGAAATGTTGATAATTATAGATGATGTTTTGAACACAGAAAAACTTAAGATTACTCAGGAGTATTTTAACTATCCGGACAATCGTAAAATGCATTGGGTTGATGGCAGCCTAGACGAATGTATGACCGGCGGAACTCCGATGGCGGATATTTTAGCGCATGTACGCTGCGCTTTTGATTTAAAAGATATGAGTGGCGCCGAGCAGTGGGCTCACCACGGTACCAAACCTAATTGGCATATCGACAAGGACGAAACTCTGGTGAATACCACAGGTGAAATAGCTATGCCTATTTGTAGCATTGTCTTTTATGCTGACGTACAATATTTGAAAGGTGGTAAATTTATGACTAATTCGATTTCTGTCACACCAAAAACCAATCGACTGATTGCTTTTAGTCCTGGTGTAGAACATGGCGTTGAGGACTATACTGGTACTCGAATGTCTATTGCAATAAATCCTTGGGCTAAGAAACCGAGGGGATATTAATGTTGTATCCAATTGAACCTGTTAACGGTTTTGGTAAAGACGAAATGGCCCTCTGGGATGGGTTTTTAACCGATGCAGAGATTAATCTATTGTTAGCGCAGCCTGAGTGGTTAGCAACTGAAAAGGCGGCCGTTGGTATTGGTACTGTGAATGATGATGTACGTATAACGCAAGTTGGTTGGTTAGGGCCGAAGGCAGAACTTCTGCCTATTTGGGAAAAACTGTCCAAGATTGTGGCCGAAGTGAACCGCCGGTTTTTTCAGTTTGACTTGACTGGTTTTTATGAACCAATGCAGATCGGCATTTACAGTTCTGATAACAAAGGACATTACGACTGGCACACAGATGCCAGTGCTAAAGATACTAACGCTCCACGCAAACTGTCTATTGCTCTGATGTTGTCAGATCAGTCGGAGTTTGAAGGAGGAGAATTTCAAGTGCGAGTATCCACAGATACACCACAGACATTGGAAACCAAGCGAGGTAGAGCATGGTTTTTTCCATCGTATGTTATGCACCGAGTGCAGCCAGTCACTAAAGGAGTGCGGCGCTCTCTTGTGATTTGGGTTGGTGGCCCTCCGTTTAAATGAATGGTAGTAAACTAATTTTTTGAAAAGTGTTCTGGACGCGGGTTCGACTCCCGCCAGGTCCACCAAAAGCATACTGGACTGGGAGTATTTTGTAAAAAGACCTCTGGTATGCTTTTGATGGGCCTGCCATGGTTTCGACAGGGCAACCAGTATGAATATTGGCTACTCGGGAATGCAGAACCCGTAGGATTGAGGTAACTCGGTCGTAGAAGCAAAAAAATAAATGCAAATGACGAAAGTTACGCATTGGCAGCCTAAACGCTGACTAGGGTTTTTATAGGTTTCCTCGTAACAGAATAACCTATTAATTTTAACTTATATAAGGAATTAATATGAAATCGATTATCGCACTAGTAATGTTGGCATTCGCAACTGTTTCTTTCGCAGCTGAACCTGCAAAGAAAGAAGAAGCTAAACCGGCAGCCAAAAAAGAAGAAGTTAAGCCTGCAGCTAAGAAAGCTGAACCGGCTAAAACTGAACCTGCAAAAAAATAATACCTATATAATAGACAATGGGTTGGTGGATCCCAATAAAACCACCATTTTACACTCATACACACAAGGAGATTATAATGAGTAATATGACACCGTTCGAGATCCGTCTAGAACTTTTAAAACTTGGCAAAGACATGCTCGAACAAGAGTATATGTCAAAACGCGAAGTTGCACACAATAACTGGCAGGTAGCTTCCGAGAATGCTCGCACTCAAGGACAACAGTTACCGAATCAGCCAGAATATCCACCATTCCCATCGGAACAAGAAATCATTGCCAAGGCGCAAGCTTTAAATGGTTTCGTTTCAAACATTCCTGAGCCCGTTAAGGTCTCTAAGAAATTGTAAGGGGAAGATAGGCCGTTTATTCGGCCTATTTCACACACAGAAAGGAATCAAATGCAAAGTAAGATTGTGCTTTTAAGCGCATTTTTATCAAGTGTTATTTTAATGTTAGCTTCAATTAATGTTGATTTACACAACATTATGCCATTCAAGGCAAGCTATCAGTCTCTATCCGAAGAGGCAAAAAAACATGTGACATGTCTGGCTGAGAATATATATTTCGAGTCGGCACACGAACCCGTTGCTGGTCAAATGGCTGTTGCGTTTGTTACGTTAAATCGTGTACAGACCGGCAACTATGCTAGTAATATTTGCGATGTAGTAACCCAAAAGACCGGTAACACTTGCCAATTTTCTTGGTATTGTGACTCCTTCTTTACCTCAAAACGGTTGACAATCAAGAGTACAAAGTTGTATAATGATATCAGAGAGTTAGCAACAAACCTGTACATTAATTTTGATCGGATGGAGGATGTTACAAACGGTGCGACATATTATCATGCAGATTATGTTAATCCAAATTGGACAAAACTTCAGAAGGAGACTAAAATTGGCAGGCATATTTTCTACAAGAGCAAAGGTGATAAAATTGACCGAACAAAAGGAGTTATTTAATATGAACAAAGACCTTATTACTATATGTGTTTCCATCACAATCGTATTGTGTACCACAATCGTTGGAGGAATCATGTATAATTTAAACGACCGCAACAACATGGCTAAAAACATCGAAGTTGCCATTTCAAAGGGTGTTGATCCTTTGTCTGTTAAGTGTGCATATGAAACAACCTCTAATCCGGTTTGTATCACCTTGGCAGCAACAAAGAAATAATTTAGGAGTATATTATGGCAGTGAAACAATTTAGTATTAATCAAATCTCCAGTGAAGCGGACCGCAAGAAATTGTTGGACGCTATAAAAGAGTGTTCAAATTCTATGACACGAATGGACGGAGAAAAAGACTTCATTAAAGAAGCAGTGAAGAAAGTTTCAGATGATTTGAAATTGCCTAAACCTGTTGTTCAGCGTTTGGTTAAAGTTTATCATAAACAAAACTATGATGAAGAAGTGGCTACGCACGAACAATTTGAACAATTGTATGAAACGATTGTGAAGTAATGCCAACTAAAGAAGAAATGAAGAAGTTTTCTGTGGAGATTGATAGATTCGTCTCCGAAAGAAACATTAATCATCTTGAAGCTATAGTTGAGTATTGTGCAGAAACGGGTCTCGAAACGGAAGTCGCCGCAACATTAATTAATTCGAATTTAAAATCGAAAATTGAGTTGTTGGCTTCCGATTTGAACATGCTGAAAGTGAAGAAATCTCGTCTACCTATATGACTGGTTATGAAACATTTGCGTTATTCAATTCATTAAAACTACACTTCAACCGAGAATCTTACGATTACTTTAAATACAATGGTAAAAGTAATATCTCAGTTGAAGCGTTTGAGAATAGGCGTGACAAATACCACTTTCACAAGTTGTCAAGGAAGTACACAAGTAAGGATGACATGGAATTATTTTTCGTGTCCAACTTGGTTGAGAAACCTAACACTTGGGCTGGTGATTTGTTAACTGAAGAAGCAGATATTAATTACAAGACTCACCAAAAGGTGTTACAATCACTATCGTATATTTTCGAAAATGATTGCCACGTACTATTTGATGGCTGCGACAATCCAAACGATTTGTTCAAAGTGAATGACGGTGATTACCCTGTAATTTTACGCAAGACTATGCAGAAGGTGACACAAATTGAAACCTTGTGTATACTGAATAAGATACTTGCTTTCGAACCTAACTGGAACACTAAGATTGCCGACACTATTCGGTGGCCAGAATTTCGGTTAAGGTTGCTCAAGTATGCCACATTTCT